ATCTACACAAGGAGTATCGTCGGCAGCGTCAGATGTGTATAAGAGACAGGCCTTGAACCAGACGGGGCCGGTGTTGTCCGCCCTCATGCGCTCCATCTGCCTTTGTGAACGATGCAAGTACCGTGCGGCCTGAGCGGTCGTGAGTTTCGCGCGCGGGTTCATTCAGCACACCCCCGCGTAAGCCTTGAGCGAGGTCAACAGGTCGGCGCGGTCGAACACCTGAACACCGGCGCGCTTGCGAGGCCGCTGCACGTAGCCTTCACTGATAAGCTGCTGCAACACATGGTCTCCGGTCGGGTCAGCGGTCGGCGCAATCTTGCCGAGATGCAGCAGCTTGCACACTATGCCACGCTCAATCGAGTCGGTGCCCGTGGTGTCATGCTCCAACTGGGCGACGTTCCACCTGATAGCGTTCTTCATGTCCTTCGTCCGCTGGGCCTTATTCGCCGGTGACTGACGCTTGGCACGCCGGGAAGTCGGACGGCCGGAACGTTTGTAAGAGACTGCATAACCCATCTTGTTGCCTCGTTTCGTCGTAAGTGCTTGGTTGATGTTCTTGTGAATCGTGATTAACCGGGTTTTCATTTCATGTGACCTTCGGGTGGTGAGCGGTTGAGCGGGGGAACCTAAGCCGGAAACAAGCGTTGAAACGCAAGGCTTCGCCGTCGTTTCCAGTGAGGTTCGCCCAAATTGCTTCGTAACGGAGCCGCGTATATCGCTTTGAGGTCAGCGGCCGAAGCCGCGCGCAAGGTCACGACAAGAGGCCCGCCACGTATGACGGTGCTGCACCCTGTTGCGCCCTGACAATGCGCCCCAAGTCGTTCAGTAACCCGCATGGCGTCCCCGCGCCGTCTTAACCACGCCCCCACAGGGCGTGTGTTTGTAACGCGGTGAGCAAGCCGCGCTAGGGTACTTTCAACGTGCTACGGGTCACCTAGAGTCGCCCCCGATTACGGCACATTCAGTTATCGGCAAACGCCTACCGTCGTCTTCGGCGGCGCAAATCGTCCTGAGCCAAAGCGTCGTTGATGGACGCGCGTAGCGCCTCAAGAGTCTGTCGGGTCGCCACCTGATTCAACGCAATATCGCCGCTGTCGGAATGAATCTCAAACAATCCCGGATACTCGGGGTGAGCGTTCGCCCACACGCGCGTAGGTGTCTGGAACATGCTCATAGTTCGGCCTCTACTTTCACCGCGCCCCTGTAACCGGCGCTAATCCACATGGCGGCTCGGGCACTGAACATGGCAACGGTCACAAGCGCGAACGCCAGCACCGCGAACGGTGCCGCAAGAACGGTTCTAATCCCTCTCACAATCGGCCCCTTCCTTGGTCTCATAGCGCATTTCTACGCCCCTTCCTGATTGCCTCGGCAATGTGCTGGTTGATGGTCACGAGGTCGCCCAGACTCATGCCCGCGAAAGCGAAGTAATCGCCGTCAACGGTGATTCTGAAACCAAACGAGTTGTCAACCTCGAAATGGTCAACGTCGAAATGGTTGTGTGATTTCTTGGTGAAAACAGGCATGTCACTTCACCTCTAACGGCTTGCGGCCCAACAGAACATCAGCGCTGACGTTCAACAGGTCGGCAGTCTTGGCGATTTCATCAGCGGTGAGAATGACATGCCCGGCGCATTTCTGCGAGACGCTGGAACGGCTGCAACCAATTGCATCGGCCATGTCTTGCTGTGTCAAGCCATTAAAGGCCAGTAAGCGTTTAATCAGCTCACCAGTGGTGATTTCAGGTCTAGTTTGTTTAGTCACGCTAACATCATACATATAAGTTGGTGAGATTCATTCCCGCGTGTCGAGTGATTAACCAACAAAATTAAGCTGTGCTAAACTTCTGTTTATGACACAAACAATTGCAATGCCCGTTGCGACGGGGGAAGAACAGCGTGAGAGTCTGCAAGACGTGGTTACGCGAAACATGCGCGTAGCTATGGCGTTGCGGGGCGTGAACCAAACAAAACTAGCTGAAGCGCTCGGTGTGGATAGGTCGGCCATTTCTCAGAAAATGACGCGCCGTGTTGCTTGGAGCCTTGAGGATATAGAAAAAGCCTCGGGATTCTTCAAAGTGAATCCCGAGGCGTTGGTAGCGGGGCATGGATTTGAACCATGGACCTCTGGGGCTAAACCACCTTGGATATATCCCGATTACTGGGCGCTGGTTGACTAGCTGCGCATGGTGGTAGCGTGCGGCCATGGCGAAGAAAATGGTTATGCCCGTTGCGTGGGCGCAAGATGTTGATTGCTGGTTGGAGACGTTGAAGGCCGCTGGTTTCAGCGACGACACGGTGAGGTCGCGCCGGTACAAGATAGCGCGGTTGTGCCGTGAGCTGCCAAGCCCGATGGAGACAACCGGTGAGCAGATAACGCGGGTTTTCGCGGCGCATGATTGGAAACCCGAGACGCGCAAGGGCTATCGCAACACGATAGCCGGGTTCTACCGCTGGTTCTATGAGACGGGTCGGCGTGGTGACAATCCCACGGCGAAGGTGCCGAAGGTGAAGAAGCCACAGGCGCACCCCCACCCTTGCCCTGACAAGTACATACTCATGGCGTTGGGGAAGGCCACCGAAGAGGAACGCCGCATGATACGGCTCGCCGCCGAATGCGGTTTGCGTCGTTCCGAGATTGCCGCCGTGAACAGTGATGATGTGATGGACGATTTGCTGGGCAAGTCGCTTATCGTGCGGGGCAAGGGCGACAAGCAGCGCATAGTGCCGTGCCCTGACGATTTGGCCGCTGAGATACAAGCGTGCGGCGGCTACCTGTTCCCCGGCAGATGGTCGGGACACGTCGAAGCGTCTTACGTGGGCAAGCACATTACACGGCTGCTGCCTGATGGCTGGTCGGCCCACTCGCTACGGCACCGGTACGCCACCAGAACCTATGAGTCAACACATGACCTGTACTTGGTGAGCAAACTGCTGGGCCATTCCTCGGTCGAGACAACACAAATCTACGTTGCGATGCCTGACAGCCGGTTACGCGCCGGCATGTCCGCCGTCACTCTGCAAGCCTGATAAGATTCTGACAACCCAAAGAAGGATTAACCATGAAAAAGATTATCGCAGCAGCCGTCACCGTTACCACCGTGTTGTCGTTGGCCGCTTGCGGCGGCAATACAGCCGTCGATAAGTCCGATTGTCTGGACGTGCCGCAAGACGTGCTGAATGTCGTGGCTTCAGGCAGCGACAGCAGCGGTTTAAAGCCCGAGACCGGCAAGGCCGTGAAGGGCGACACCGAAGGCACCTATTGGCTTGCCATGAAGTTCACCGCCGATGGTTTCAACGGTGATACCGAGACCGGTATATGGCTGGTGTCCGGTCTTGATGCCGCCAGCGCCGCGCCGGTCATGTCGGTTGACGGTTTCGCCAAGCAATTCACGCACTGGCCCACGCAAATCAACGGTACCGAGCTGAACGGCACCGAAGAGAAGGCGAAGGCCGCTGCCGCGTGTCTGGCCTGATATGCAACAGCCCCCCCACATTGTGTGGGGGCTGTTGCATCATTGCGCGTGCTTGGCGCGTGATTTCGGGGTGATTGGGTTGTCTTTCCACCATGCCCAGAGCGCGGCTCCCACGTTGAAGAGCAGCGCGACTAGCTGGTTCACGGTTTCGTCCGCAATCGGTATGGTGTCCACGCCGAACATGACAAGCGCCGCGTTGACAAGTCCCAAGAGAAGCACAATGAAGCGGGCGATTGTGGCCGCGCTGATGCCGGGCGTGCGCGGGTCGCCGCCTTCCACCTGTTCCTCGTTATCCATGGTTTAGCCTTCCTTCTCGGTCTTGCTGGTCGCGGTCACGTTGATTTCGAGCGCGTCCAGTTTCGCTTTCACGGCGGTTTCAACGGTTTTGGCGATATCGGCGGGGTTGCTGCCGAGCGCCTTGGAGAGCGCTTCAATCGCCGCCGCCTGAGCGGTGATTGTCGCGGTCATCTCACGCACGCGCTTGTCGATGTAGCACACGCGCGTGTAGATGTCGCCTCTGCTGCCGTCCTTGGTGCCGCCGTCGTCCGTGCGGGTGAGGATTCGGTAGAGCGCGGCGGTGTCGTGATGTACCCAACTGAGCCTCACCCATGCGGGTAGGTTGTTCTTGCCGCTTGTGGCGTTCTCGCCAAGTCCGTAGTTCCAAACGTCTCCGGCGCTGGTCATGTCGTTTCCTTCCAGTATTTCGTTTGCCTTGTTGATTACGTAGATGTAGTTCAGCCCGTTCGGCGCGAGGTCCGGGCATGTGGTGTGGTCGCTGCCGGGAATCTCCCGGTGTAGGAACACGTTCACGCCGTGTATGAGCTTCGGCCAGCCGTATCGGCGGGCGATGTCCGCGCACAGTCGCGCCGAAGCGTCATGGCAAGCCTGAGTACAGGGTATGAAGTCCATTCCGCCCTGATGCTCGATACTGATGGTCTGACAGTTGCTAGCATGGTTGCTGTCGGTCCACGGCGCATCCGTTTCGGCTACGTACTGGTGTATCTCGCCGTTGCCGCCGATGCCGTAGGTGCTTGAGGCTTGCCGCGCGCTGTTCTGAAACACGCTATCGGTGCCGGCCAAGTACCCGGCCATGATGTGCAAGGTGATGCGCGTCACCTTGTAGCCCAAGCGGCCGTTGTAGTGGTTCGGGCTTCCTATCCACTTGACGCCATTCATGTGTCTCCTTTCGTTAGTCGTCGTGCTTGAAGAGGTCTTCGGGGGGGCCGGGCGGCGGCGGGCCTAGGCCCTTATAGATGTGGTCCACTAGGGCGCGGTTCCATTGCCATAGGCGTTGGTTGTCGGCTTGCATCTCTTGCGCCAACTGGTATGCCTCAAGCCGGTTTTTGGCGGCGGCGTACAGGTTCGACGCAAGAGCGCCGCCGATGGCACTGATAAGGCCGACTAGCGCGATAATCACGTCGTCGCTCATACGAGGCTCATTTTGCGGGTGCCGAACACCTGAGTGATTGTGAGGTAGTCGCCCGTGTGGGCCGCGTTGCTGTTCGCCGCGTTCACCTCGCCCGTCTGATAGTCGCTATTTGTGTTTCTCTTCCATGTGTTGATGTTCTTGTTGTCAATCTTGTAGCAGCGGTTTTTCACGTAGAAGTCGGCGGGCGCGACGTAAATCGACGTGGTGAGCGCCACCACCTTGCCGTTCGGGCGGGCCACGTCCATCGAGCCGTAGACGCCGTCGTTGGACTTGAAACAGATGGTCAGTTTCTCAAAATTCGCGGCCGATTCACTCAAGGTAATTGGGCCTTGGAACACGTTGGCGTCGTTGTCGAATAAAACCACGTAGTTGGCCTTGATGTTGGCCAACAGGGTTTCAAGCGATGCGACGCGGGCGGTGAGGCCGTTTTGGTCGCCGCCGCCATAGTCGAACTTGGCTAGCACGCCCTCGATGCCTTCGGCCTGTTGCTGAAGAATATCGGGGAGATTCCTTATCGGCTCGTTGTCTTCGGGGTACGGGAAACGGTATTTTTCCGTGGTTCCTACTGTCATGGTTCCTCACCTATTTTCGATACGTAGCGCAAAGCGCCAAGTTTCCAATTGCAGTCAGCGAATGTGGCCGTGCTGGTCATGGCCTTCATCTGGGCGCATGTAGGCGTGCCCGTCTTGGTGTTGACGGCGGGGAAAAGCCGCGCCTTATGCGTCCAGTGGCTTTTGCGGTTGGTCACGTCGTATGTGAGCGTGCCGCCGATTTTCGCCCATGGCCCGTATGTGGCCGGTGCCGAACGCTCGAATTTCGAGCCGATGAACACCATGACCGTTGGGCGGCAGTACATGAAAAGCTGGTTGAGCCTGTCGCCCCTGAACGTGACTTCGGGGAGCCGCAAACGCCGGTTGCTTTCCCTGATGGTGTTCATGGCAAGCGTGAAGTCGATTTTTCCGGGGTCGCTGTCCGCCTGATTGTCGTACTGAGTCCAATTGGCCTCGATGCTCAGGCATGTATCACCCTCACGCGCCGACTGTTCGACCTGAACGGAACGGCTACCGTCCTGATTGAACTCAACCGTCTTGTAGCCGCTGCCGTTGCCTCGGTGCGAATATTTGAACTCAAGCTGCGTGTAGTATTCGTCAGCCGCGCTCAACGACGGTTCGGGGTCGATAATCACGTCTCCAGCGTCCGCATAACGACAGTCAACAGTTATGTCGGTGTTGTCGTCGCCCGTGCGGATACGCGGGCCGGTCAGCACGGTGTCAATCGTCCATCGAAGATACAGCGCCTCGAAAGACGGTATTTTCTTCGGGTCGGTGTCTTGATACGAGATGTAGGCTGTGCGGTCAATCTCGAACTGGTATTTGCTGTTGACCTGTCGTGTCCGGCAGCTTTGCGCCCAGTCGATGAAGCACTTGCGCTGTTCCGCGCTGAATGGCGTGGGGAAAATACTCCACGGCCACCAGTAGTTTTGCACGCCGTCGTAGTACAGCCACTTCCGCACCGTTTCGGCCGTCTGCCCTTGCATCCACCATTGCCAGCCGCGTGCCAAGTTCGCAGAGGTGTTCGTGTTCGGCCCCTTTCGGCAATCGGTCTTGAGAATATAGATTCTGTCCGATGCCGTCACGCTCAACCGGTTTCGTCCGCCGTCATGGTCGAGAATCTGCACGTCGGTAACGTAGCCGTCGAACAGGCAGAAGTTCACCGGTGTGGCGGTGTCTCCCCAATCTGGCGAAATGGTGAGCCTGTGGCCCATGAGCAAATCGCCCGACTTACTGAAACGGTCTGCTTGGTCGATAAGCGTGATTTTCAGCACGTTCGGCGTGATATCGTCCCACGGGTTCGACACGCCCCAAGTGATAGTGAAGGGGCTTAACGCCACGAGGTCGGCGCTGCCGTCCGATTGCAAAGGCAAGGGCGATAGGTCAAGATACACATGGCATGTCTCGGGCAAGGGGTTCGCGCTGCTCATAACGCCAGCTCCTTGCCGCGCACGCGCGCCCAACGGTCGAGACTGCTGACGATTTCACCGGCCACCTTGTCGTTGTCAAGGTTGCCGTGAGCGTCCACGCTGATATTCACGTTCACCGTCGCGGGGCGCGCGGTGTCGGCACGGTTGGCGGGGGCAACAATGGCGCGGACGAGATTGACGGTAGGCGCTGTGTACGTGGTCGGCTCCAATGGCGTGATTGCGCGGCTCATGGCGTACTGGCGTACCGGCAGCGCGTAGGCGGCGGCTTGCGTGCTGTAGCTCTGGGCGCTCAAACCGCTTGCCTCACTCTTGGCACCGGTAATCTTGCCCCACAAGTCCGAAACCCACTTGAACGCGCCCTTGATTGCCCCAACGATGCTGTCGAACACGCCCAGCACCTTGTCTTTCAATCCGGTGAAGAAGCCGATAATACGGTTGATGGCGTCTTGGGCGGGGCCGGGCAGTGCGTTGAACATCTGCTGACCGGCCTGTTTCATGCCGTCGAAATTCAACGTGAACATGCTCAGCAGCAGCTTGAAATAGCCGCCCAGAAAGTCGGCCACCGGCTGGAACGCCTGACCTATCGCGTTCCAAGTGTCGATGCCCCACTGCTTCAGGCTGGCACCGATACCGGCAAGCCACCCCATGAAGGCGTTCCACTTGTCCGCTATCCACTGCGCCGCCGCCGCTCCAGCGGCCTTCACGCTGTCCCAGTTCATCACCAGCAGCGCGATTACCGCGACAACCGCCAGAATCACGGCAATGACCGGCAGAAAAGCGAGATTCACCGAGCCTTGCGCGATTGCCACGATGGTAGCCACGGCGCTGTACGCGGTCATGGCCGCGTTCAACGTGATGATAACCGCCGCAACCGCCGCTATGACACCGATAAGCGGCACCAGCCACGAGGTGTTCTGCTGCACCCAAGTGGCGAACTCGGCAAGTTTCGCCGCCACCTGTGTGAGAATCGGCAACAATGCCTCGCCAAGAGTGGCCTTGGTGTTCTCGAACGCCGCCGCCATGCGCTGCTGCTGGCCCTGTAGGGTGTCGGACTCACGCGCGAAGTTGCCCGTGGCCTTGCCGCTCTGCGCGGTGATTGCGGCCAGCGTGGCTTGCATCTTGGCGTTACGGTCGCCCGACTTGTACAGGTCACCCAAGCCCATCGAAGCCGCTTGGGCCTTCAACGTAGCATCGTTAAGAGAGATGCCGTATTTCTCGATTGGGTCCATTTCGCCCTTGAGCGCGGCGCTGAGCGCGTCCACAGCGTCGGCGGTGGTGCCGCCGAACATAGAAGACAAGTCGGCGCCAAGGGTGATAAGCTCGTTGGTCTTGTCGGCCGATTCGTCCACGCTCATGCCGAAGTTCTGAAGCTGGGAGCCAACCAGCGTGGCGAACTCGTTGTACTCGTTCTTGCTGAGGCCCACGGCCTGTGCCGCGTTGTCGCTCCACTGCTTCATCTTTCCGGCGCTGGATTCGAACACGGTTTCGACGCCGCCCACCGACTGCTGAAGGTCGGCGGCAGCGTCAACGCACACCTTCGCGCCCGCGCCGATGGCGGCGAGCGAAGCGCCAGCCGCAACCGAAGCCTTGTTCAATCCTTCCTTGAAGGTCATAGACGCGGCCTTGGCCTTGTCCATGGCGGCCACGGCGCTTGTCGCGTCACCGATGATTCGGATGGCCAACACGGCTGATTTCATGTCTCACCTCACCTCACCTCGTTCTGCGTCGAATGTCTTCGGTTTCCTCGGCCTCTTGCCGCAAGAGGCTTACACAGGTGCCCCAGTCGGCCTCTTGCGGCTGTGATTCACGCCGCCATGCCCACGGCGTGCCGCCGAAACGCGCCGCCAGTACACAGCTCAGTTCACCGAAGCCGCCGCCGTCCCACCGGTCGCACCGGTCGAAAAACCCGGCGCGTCCGCCATGTCGCCGGAAGAGACCGGCACGGGGCCGTTCATGGTTTCGGCCTGTTCCTCGGTGTCGGTCGGGTCGTTGTTCATGTCCACGACGGAAACCACGGTGTCGGCCCACTGCTCGAACGGAACAGAGGTAGCGCCGATTTGGCGGCAGCGCACGTAGGCGGCGTAGGCGTTGAGCTTCACCACCGCGTCCAACGCGCTGCCCCAGCCCTTCGCCTTCGCGTGGGTTTCCGCTTGGCAGCGCTGCCACATGGTCACGCAAACCTCGTCGGCGTGGCCGTCCAAGTAGGTGATACGGGTGTTCGGGGTCTTGGTCTCGTTGTTCATTTCGTTAATCTCCTGTCGTGATTCGGTTGATGATTTTCTGCACCGCGTCCGCGTAGAGTTGCGTCCACTGTGGTTCGGTGTTCTTAGCCGCCTTGTTGGCGAACATGGTTGCTTTGATGTTGTGCTTGGGCCAGCCGTAATTGATTACGCCCGCGTACTTCACCTTGCCGTTGTTGCCGGCGCGCACCACACCGGCCTTCTGTGTGGCACCCGCGCGTATCGATTTCGCGAGACGGCCCGAGCGTTGCGGGGCCAGTGCCTTGGCGGCTGGTGCCACGATTTGCGCGGCCTGTTCGTTGATGTCGCGCAAGTCCTTCAGGTCGGCACCGGCCTGTCTCAGGCCCTTGGCGAGCTGTGCCGCGCCCTTGAGCTGCAACTGGCTGTTGCCGCCAGAGGCTATGTCCGCCATGATTAGGAGTGGGACGAAGGCGTGTAGTCTACGGCTTTAACGTCGATGGCGACGAACGAAAAATCATTGCTGTTCTTCGTCTTCACGTCGCCGCCGAACTGGATGGACGCGATTACCACGTTGCCGGTGAGCTTCACGCTGCCCTCAAGGTTCGGCACCCACTCGAACGGCAGCGTCTTACCGCTGTTCTTCAGGCACCAGACCTGTAGGCCGTTCATGGAGAAGTCCTCTTTGATCTGTCTCTTATACACATCTGACGCTGCCGACGATACTCCTTGTGTAGATC